GGGTTTCTGGCGGGCCAGATCCCCACCCCATGGGGTTAACTCCTTCGCTCCAGAAGGTAGGGAACCCCCGAGGCCGTGGACCTACAACTCCACAAAGTCCAGCGACAGCCCCGGCGGCTCACGCGAATCGGCTTGCGCCGACCCTGGGGAGGGAAGCCCCACGTCCGCAGTCGCGCACTGCAGGAATTTCCTTTGTTTGAACGCCCTCAAGTGATCGATCAAGGTCACGATCCTTGGTTCTTCTGTGAAGGCCACGGTATCCCACACCGGACCGGCGTCGTCCTCAAGCCACAACTTTTCTTTTGTCTTTTCGTACCATGCGTCGGCGAGGACTTTCAGGATATTGTCTTCCACGCATGGTTTCTCTTTTCTGAGCGCCTGCTGGATCGGGACGCTCACTCCGTCGAAGGCTCTGCGTACCACCAGTCTTTGTGGTACATAACCGTTCGACCTCAGCCTGGCTACTCGTTCTGAGATGTAGCAAACCTCTTCACCGCGCGTCAAATCGTAACCTGCAGGCTTGGTTACTACGGGGAAGGGGTTAGGTGTCGAGGTGGTGCCCGATGGTCGGAAAGTGAGTTCCCGTCGATACCTCCAAAGTTCACGCAAGAACTTTGGAGGTACGGGGCCCTGAATCTTCGGCCAGGCGCGTTTTATCGATAATGCCCACTTGGGGAGCATCTGCCGGAACGAAGACGGCTTGCAAACCGAGTCAGCGATAAAGCCGACTGGATCACTTACCTCACGATCCCACTCCAACACCGACACATTAGTTTTCTTTTGCTTTCTCCCTTGGAAAAAGGCCGTGGAGTTGACCTCCGCCCAGTCGGGAGATACCATCGTCTTGTCCTCGTTGACAACAAGGCCGGCTAGCGACCCATGGTGGACAACACCGGCAAGTACTCCGGAAGAGCTGTTGAACTCCCGGAGAAGCAAGTCATCGCCGTTGATGAGACAACGATGAACCCGGAATTTCTTCCAGGACGTTTCCCCCCGTTGAACACAATCGGAGAGAGCGAGATCAACGCAAGCTTTGTTGATCAAACAAAGCAAAGGGAAGCTCATCTTACTTCCCATAGGTTGACCTCTCACCGCCGCGGGACCGTCCTCGGAGAACCTAAGTTCACCGACAACATCAAGACAGCGGATCTCTTCGGCCGAAAGGCCAAGGGCTTTTTCTTTTAGTACAGCAATCATGGTGCGACAATACTCACTCCGGATATTGTCGGTTGCGTTCTTGTAATCGACAGAGACGAAGTCCCCATCGCCATTCAATCGCTGTACCTGCTCATCGGTAGGGCTCCCGACAAGCAGCCATCCTTCCCTTTGGAACGAC